CGTCTACGCCAGACAGCGCCGCTCCGATCGCGCCACCGGAAGTTAGCGACGAGAAAATTGAGCCTACGCCAGAGGATGCGAATGTGATCCGCACGTCGGCGGGGAGTTGCACTTTGTTGTAGCTGTCAAATCCGCCCTTTTCGACAGGATAATCCGAAATCTTGCTTTCGCGTCGATGGTCAACAGAGATGACGGAATCGCCGACGATGGCCGGGGCGCCGGCGGTAGTGAAGAGACCCCACTGCGGCCCTAGCATCGATCTTGCCAGGGATGTGGCGTCTGCCGTCAGCAGCACGGCGCTTTCGATAATCGTGCCGGCCCCGACCATTGGCGGCACGCCTGGCGCGACCGGGACATTGGCCACGGCAGGAACCGCGATGGTCTGTAGGGGCATTCGTGGCGCCCCTAATCACGCGAGCGCGTAATTTGCCTGACTCGCGAAAACCAGATGCTCTTTGAGCGCGCCACCCAAGCCACGCGCCACGCCACGCGCGTCGGTCGCCTGGGTCTGGACGCTGATCGGGCCGTTAAGATGGACCTCGGAGCTGCTGCTGTTGGACGTGTGCGAGACGTTGCCGCGAGCGTGCATCGCCAGCTTGGCGCCGCCGTGTTTCACATCGCCCGCCGGATGGCGACCGAGACCTGCCATGCGAGACGACGGCAGCCCAGCGAACCGATCGGCGTATTGCTGATGCGCACCAAGCCAGCGCTCCAGCGAAGCCGCGCCGCCGCTTTCGTAGCCGTGGAAGAACTCTCGCGCCGCGTCGCGCGCCGAGTGAGCGCCGCGCACGGCTTGGAGGGTCCGGCCATACTTGGTCTGCAGCTCGTGGAGCAGAAACCCGTAGTTGGCCGCATCCGAACTCGGGTCCAGCTTGCGCTCCTTTGCCCAAGCCTCGAATGCCACCCGGCGCGGCCCCGTCCATTGCGCCCAACCGAAGCCGCCGCGCGAGCCGGGAACCGCCGGGTTGCGCTCGTTGATGCCCTTCAAGCCGCTTTCCGCTTGGAGGTTGCTGACGATCCCGGCCGCCTGCTCCCGTGTCAGGCCAAGGTCGCGCATGAGCATGTCGCGGATGCCGGCTGCGCGGGCGTCGCCAGCGGCCGGAAGAGTGCCGCCCATGCCGCTGACGGGCGCCCTGGACCCGCCGCCACCGGCCGCGGGCACGTCTTGGGTATAGGATGCCGGGGTAGCGCGCAGGCCGCCGCCAGACGACGCAGGGCGCCCCCCTCGCAGCACCGTCCCGAGCGTCATTCCGAGTGCGCGGTGAAGCCAGTCGCCCAGAACCCCGCCGGGACCACTGCTGCTGCGCCCGAACAGCCACTTTTCAAACCGGCTCAGAAAGTCGTCACCAGATCGCCCGCTGAGGAACTCGTCGTTCTTTTTCTTGCTGAAATCTGGGTCTTCCCCGCCGGCGGCTCCGGTCGCCAGCAGCGGCAGAAGTTTCGTGAGCAACCCCAGCAAGCCGCCGACCGCTCCACCGCCAGCGCCGCCAAGCGTCAGCATCCCGGCCGCAAGCCGAAGGTTCGCCATCACTGCCAGGAACTTTGCGCCAAGCCACAGCGCAAACAGCGTCTCCGTGACCCTGATCCAGCCGCCGAGATGGGTGATAACGCCGGCGGTGCCTGACATGAAATCATGCAGGCCCTTCTGGACTGCGGCCCAGTCAATCGCCTTGATCCAGCCGACGAACTTTTCAAGCTCAGCGCTGATGTTCTGCGCGAGCCAGTCTTTGTTCTTTTTCAGCCAGTCGTCGAGCTGCGCCAGGAGCTTCGATATCTCAGGCGAGAGGTTGTTCAGGATCGTGCGAAAGAGTTGGTCAATTTGCTGTCGGATATCCTGTAGCTGCGCGATCAAACCCTGCGCGCGGCCGGCATCGGCATCGGTTGGACTGACCTTCGCTTTTTCGGCCAGCAACTTTGCGACCGCGGCGCGGCCCTGTTCCAAGAGCGTGATCGTGCCCGGATCGAGACCGAGCGCTCGGCCGAACGCTTGCGCGCGCGCCGGGTCCATTCCTTTGAACTTGTCGGCCAAGTCCAGAAGGATGTCGCCGAGCGGCCTGAGGTGGCCTTGGGCATCAGAGATGGAGACGTTCAACGCGCGGAAATACTGGATGACGCTGCTTTGACCAGTCAAAGCGAACTGCTGAAACTGCTGCGTCAAGCTATCAAACGAACTAGCCGTTGCGCCCGCGCTGCCGCCAACGCTCTCGGCGGCCTTTTCCCACGCCGATAGCTGCTGTGTCGACATATCGAGGTTATGCGCCAGCCGCCCCGTCGCCGCGTCGCTAAGCGTTATGTCGCGGATAAATTCCGCCAGTCCGCGCCCAGCCGTGAACGTCGCAAACAGCGCAATCGCTTCGTTGCGAAGGCGCTTGAAGAACTCCGCCGCCTGGCGCCCAGATGCTTCGATCTGCTTGGCCGCGGCGTTCGCGTCTTCCTTCGTTTTCCGAAGATCGGCGCTTGCCTGCTTGGAGCCGGACGTGAACCGGCTTGCGTCCAGACCCAGCGTGACCACAAGCGCATCAACAATCGAGGCCACAGTCAGTCTTCCTTCTGTGCCACGCGCTGATTGTGCGCGTCCACCGTGATGATCTCAATCAGCGCATACATATCCTCGGTGCCATACACGGTATCGAGTTCATGCAGCGTGGCGAGTCGAGACGACACGATCATGCCGAGGCTGGCGGAGATATTCCGGTATTCTGCGAACTGTCGTCCGTCCGCGAGGAACTGGTCAACTTCAACCGCAGCTCGGCCAGAGAAAAACCCACATGCAGAGACAGCACCTCCTCGCGCAGCCGAAGAAGCGTCTTCACTTCGTCAATGTCATCATCGGTCACATCGCGCCGAAATGGCGAGCGGCCAGGATCGGTGACGATCTGCACGCACGTCATCATCTCGTCCAGCAGCGGCTCCGCGTCATCCCATCGCATGCCTAAGAATGCCCGAATGCCCATCGCCGCAACGCCCGCCATGCCTGCGCCGGCGATCTCGTCGGGGATGTCCGCGCCGGCCCGCACCGCCGCCATGAGCGCGCGCGAGGCCCACTTTTCTGCGGCCCTGGCCGACATTTCGCGGATATGGAAGACCTTACCGCGGTCGCGGTTGTCATCCGTGACCGTGAACGTCGTCTCGTGCCGCGCCATCAGAACGGCAGCGGCGCAATCACGCCCCAGGTGATCGTAAACGGCCGGCCCTGCAACACGCGCCGCGCCTCGGGGATGGGATTGTAGTTCGAGATCACGCCGTTGTTCATCGCGAACTTGCGGCCAATGCTGGTCATCGTCAGGATCGCGGCTGCCGGATAGATTTCCGAAATTGCGTCCTGCGCCGCAACCCAGGCATCGAAGATCACCGACGACGGGCTATCCGGCATGATGGAGATGGTCTGCTTATACATCCGCGGCACCCAGCCGCTCGACATCACGCCATCGACACCCATGATGTTTTCGGATGTCTCGGCGGCTTCGGTTGCGAAGGCCGCGTCAGCCATGAAGCCCTGTAGCTGCTGGCCGACCGCGTAGACGCCAGGGATTGTCAGAATATAGACGGAGTTGGCGCTGGTGATTGTGTTTGCCATGACGCTACTCCACGTCCACAGAGTTCATGGAAAGCGTCTGCACACTCTGCCCGTCAAAGTAATACAGGAAGATTGGCGGCGATCCGCGCGCGGCCTGAACCTGCGGCGAAGCCGTCCCGATCAGCAGATAGTATCCGACGTTCTGCACCGCGAGGCCGGCCCCCGTAACGCCAACCGAGTTGTCGATTTCCTGCAACTGCAACGCCGACAACGTGCCGCCGGACCGGATCGCGCCGTAGTTCAGCGCTGCCTGGATCGGAGTCACAAGCGCCGATTCGATAAGCGCGTCGCCATAGGCGTTGTAAGGAATGTTGCCGTCTGTGACCTCCAGTTCCATCAGCGCAAGCTGGAACTGCGAGTTCATCCAGATCTGGTTGACGTAGCTGTCGAACCACAGGAACGGGCCGGAGATCAGCCCCGACTGCATGAACGTGAACGACTGGTTCGCCGTCGCGACGGCGGCGTGATAATTGTATCCGTTGGCGTCCAGGTTGTCCGATATCTGCTGATTGGTGACGCTCGCCGTCAATCCGGGCTGGCTGCGATATGCAAGCGTCTGGCGCCCATCCGTTTGCGCAAAGTTCAGCGATGCCGCGAAGCCGAGCACGAATGTCGCGAGATACTGCGCCCCGGTTTCATACACGGGGCATGTGCCAGAGTAGTCGTTCCGCTCCAACAAATAGCCGAGCGACGTGGTAGTGCCCTGTTGGGTTGCAGCTACGTCACTGTCCCACGGCACATAGGCGTATCGGTTGTTCTGCCCGTTCGTCCAGGCTGCGAACGCGAGTTTCTGCGTGTTGGCGCCGCCGGTATCCGGATTGAACAGCGTCGTGAAGCAGGCCCAGTTCTGGGTGATCCCGGTGACTGCCGTCATAAACGCTGCCGGCGTCGATACCGCAGCACCTTGCGACAAGACGGCGCCGGCCGCTTGCGTCAGCGCCAACTCGGTCGCCAGCGTGCCGGTTGTCGGGAAGGCGACCGTCGATCCGGTGCCGGCGGTGCTGGACGTAAAGACGAAGGCGCTTGCCACGCTGTCATAGGTGACAGTGAACGGAGGCGCCGTGAACGCAGTCTGAATGATCGTCGCGGCATTAGAAAAGCTGGTCGCGGACGAGAGATTGATCGTGCCGGATGTCGCGCTCGTGCCGTTGACGACAATGACGATCGTCCCAGTGAACGCTTGGAGTTGCGCCAGCGTAACGCCAGACAACGAACCGCCGCGCAGATATGCCGCCACCGACGATGTCGGAAACTGAGTGACCAGCATGGCGCCAGGCAACGCTGTGCAGTTGGTAAAGCCGGCGAAATACACCTGCGCCGCAGAATAGGCCGGCGTGCCTGCGCCGAAATACGCGAGCACCGAGGCCGGAGAAGCAAACGAAAGCACCTGCCCGACCGGAACCCGCGTCGTAGAGTCGAGGAACAGCCCGTTGAGCTGAAGCGCGTTTCCGCCGGCGCCCAGGACGCCAGGAATGACGCTGACATATTTTGAAGCGGGAATGCTATTGAGGCTCGCCGACATGCGTCAGGCTCCTACGGGGCAGGGACGGGGATGAAAGTCGGCGTGAGCGTTCCAGCGAAGGCTTGCTGCGTGATCACGACTGGATTGATCTGCAACGCAGCCTCAACGATCCAGCGGAACTCGTATTGCTGCTCGCCATCGGTGAAAGGAATTTGCCGAGGATCGCTGGCGTAGAGTGGTTGCACGCCCGGTTGCGCGGCAGCGAAAGCGACGCAGGCAAACTCGTCGCGCAGCAGCGTGGATGCGATCTGCGCGTTGTCGCCCGACGCTGGGCCGTGAAAGTCAAGCTGGATCGTCAGTTTCGTCGGAGCCAGAGAACTGCGGGTGCCGGACGGATTACCGACCGGGCTTGTCGCGTCGGCGTAAGTATCGACGTTGGTTTCTATGCGCTCGCGAAAGAGCGGCGTCATTAGGACGAAGTTGGCATCGTCAGGCTCGGGAACGCGATTGTCCTGGCCGCGCAGAACCGGCGTTCCGTTCGGCAAAATGGCCGTGAGGAAGCCCTCCATGGCCGTGAAGACCTGGACTTCCGTTAGCGTTAGAGTGGCCTCCACGATTAGCTATTCTGTCTCGTAACGGCCACTTTGACCCAGCCGTCGCGCTCGCTCCAGTTCTCCAATACGAGAGCAACAAGCCAGATATCGCCATTCGGCATCGTGACGAGATCACCGCCACGCCGATCCGCGCGAACGAGACCTTCCCAGTTGCCGTTGATATAAAGTGCGCGGCGCTCGCCCTGAATGTTGAGCGCGTCGAGCTGGGCGATGTCGTTATATTGAAGGCTCTGCATCTGCACGGTGACATACTGCGTCGGTGCATATGTCGGCACACGCGAACCGTCCGGCCCGATTGTGCTTCCGGTGCTGCGCTGGATGCCGGCGACGATGGGCGGATTTATCGCAGCAATGATCGGAGAGACGATGGAATGTAGATTCATCCCTCCGTCACCTCGTAATCGACAGAGTGCTGCATCACGCCGCTGTCGATAAGCTGCTTGTCGAACCCCTTTGCGGCAACCGTAGCGGGCGCCAGCGGCGCGCCGGCAAAGTCCACAATCGCTTGCTGCAACTGGCCTTTGATGCCTTCGCCCACCAGGCTGAGCGCGGCGCTGGAGTTGTAATCCTTCGCGACAAGGCACTTGCCCACCGCATCGCCCCATCCGGAGCTTTTCGCCGCTATCATCCCGCGAAAGAATGGCCGCGCCGGAATGCCGGCCTTCGGCGCCCCGAACTCCTGGATAGCGGCAACCATCGGCACCGACGTTCCGTCTGGATAAGTCGCGCCTTCGAGGAATCCGACCCGCACCTCGGCGTTTCTGTCGGCGCGTCCGGCGATTTGCCGCAATCGCTCTTCCAGCGCCGCGCCGCCGGTCAGACCGATGTCAGGCATCAGTTGAAGATCTGCACCGCAACTACGCACGTCCCGGTCGCGCACATCAACTGATAGCCGAGCGGATTGCCGTAAAACGAATAGGAGCCGCCGGATGCCGATAGTTGAAACGTGTAGGACGAAGCCGAGAGCGTGTTGCCGTCGCCGCGACCGTAGACAACACTCGATCCGTAGTTGATCATTACAATATAGTGGATCGGAACCGAGCTACTGACGCCGAGCGCAGCAAGCGTCTGCGGCGTCGTTGTGACCGTGAGCGGCGAGAATGTCTGCGGAATGACGGTAGGGGCGTCGGGCGGCGGAATGGACGCGACCGCGGGCGATACCGTGAGAAGTGCCGCCAGAAGAAACCGCTTCACCATGGGTAGCCTCCGCCTGCGTATGGCCGCCCCCAGCGTCCGCCTGGAATGTATCGCGCAGTGCGGTAGGGCAGCATCGCTTGCCACGCCGCCAGACCGTATTTTGACTGAGCAAACCAGGCCGCCGAACCCGGAACCTGCAAATCCGTCTGCACCGAAACGGAACCTTCCGTCGCGCCACTGATGCGCCCGACGATCGGCGATGATGGCTGATTGCCGAGCGGCGCATTCAGCGCGGCGATATGCGCTGTAATCATGTTCAGGATTATCAGCAACGTGCCGCTGTCACCGATGACGCGGCTCGGATTGGCACAGTATGTCGCGGCCTCGGCGAAATACATCTGTGCGACCGCGGCCGGCACATAGGCCGCAAGTTCTGGATATCGAAGCTGCCACGTCGGATAGTCGAACGTGACGGCGACCGGCGCAGCCCAGCACCCGGACATGGTTAGGTGCGAGTGTCCTTCTTGATCCCTTTCGGCACGCGCGCATCGCCGTTGTCGGGATCGATCGGCTCCAAGCCGGAGCGAACACGCTCGTTCTCGCGCGTCATGGCATCCACGGACGGAAGTTTCTCGTGCGCGAAGATCAGCCGCTCCGTCACGATGGCGGTGTCCGCTTTCTGCTTCATCCACTCGGCGAAAAAGTCCGCATCGACGTTGTGGGTCAGGGCATAGCCGTTCGAAATGGGCGCCAGGGGCGGACGGTTGATCGGATGCGCCGGGCCTTTGATGACGATCTGCTTGCCAACCCGAGTCCAACGAACGGTATCGCGTTCACCGCCGCCAAGAACAGGCTCGGTCTTGGTTTCCGGTTTTTCCAACTGCAGCACGATCCCGTTCGGGATTTTGCACGCGACTGTCACGACGCCAGGCATCGGTTCAGACCCCGATCATCTGAGCGACCGCGACGGGCATTTTCAGCACCGTGCCCCAAGTGCCGCCGGTGACCTTCTGTTTGAAGGCGGAAAGGTCGCGAATGACCGGATGCGCCCTCATCTTTTCGTTGAACGCGCACATGCCGGTGTCCTGGCCGTCGAGATTTTCGGCGATAAGCTGCACCACGTTGCCGCCCGTGATGCCCTGCGGGTTCGACGCACTGACCACGCCGTATTGAACTGCTGTCTTCACTTTCAGGTTCGGGAAGTTCTTTTTCAGGAGGTCTTCCACGTTGACATTGTAGGTGTTCGTCGCCGTCAGGGCGACAGACGACTGCGGCGAGAGCGCCAGAGTCATCGGCGTTGCGCGGTCCACCACACCGGCGGTCTGCTGCACAAGCTGGCCGAACACCGCCTGAATGTCGGCATAGACCTCATTTGCGGTGGCGTTGATGTTGCCGTTGTAGATCCAGACGTTACCGTTGCCGGCCTGCTTTGTGCCTGGCGCGATGTAAGCGGCAAGGTTCGGATCGTTCAGCAGCCCGTAGTTTTCGAGGCCCGCCACGCCGAACGCATACGTCAAGTTCAGGAACTTGGCCATGACGGTCGCCGCTGCGCGGTCCATCTGCGCCGCCCAGTTCAGCCGCGCGCGGCCGGCCCGCTCCAACTCGCGCTCGCCGTACTGCTTGATCGTCTGGAACAGATATGCCTGGCGCTGCGGGAAGTTGACGTTGGCGCCGGCCCGGCCGTTGTTGTTGTAGTCGCCGTAGCTGGAAACCTCGCCAGTGTGCTCCACCACCTCGAACATGATGGTTTCGTCGATCCAACTGCCGCGCTTTTCCTCGCCGAAGATCTCGGCCATCTGGTTTTTCGCGAACACGACTTCGATCACGGCAGGATCGATGAGAGTCGTCAGAAACGCCGGTATGGCGGCGCTCGGTGTCGTGGAAGACAGGCCGACCTGAGCATCCATCGCGATAGACACCGCCGAGTCCCAGTCGTCGCGCCAGCCTTTCGGCAGGTAGCTGCGAACCTCGGGAAAAACGATACCGTTTCGGGCAAGCTGGGCACTGTCTTCCGCCCAAGCGGAGCGCGCCGCGTCGTATGTCGGGAAGGAAATCGCGTTCATGGGGAGTGCTCCTTAACCCAACAGGTGCGACGAGATTTTGACGAGTTCGCCCGGCGCGCCGCTGGACATCGCGACCCACTTGGTCTGGACTGATGTGCCGGCAGTGATGGTGGTGCTGGCGGCGGTCTGCGTCGGCGAGACGATGTAGGTTCCGGTCCCGCCAGTGCCGGTGCCCAGCGCGGTGATGCTGGTTCCCGTCGTGACGTTGGTGCCGGACAGCACATCACCGATACCAAGAGCGCCGGAGCCGACCGCGGACACAGTCAGGGTGCCGTAGGTCTCGCTGATGGTTGTGCTCGCCACGGACTGCTCAGGGATCGACACCTCATAGACGCCGACGCCGCCCGTCGTGCCGCTGAGCTGCGCCACGATCTGCGTGCCGGTCGCGACGTTGGTGCCCGACAAGATGCCGCCAGGAACCAGCGTGCCGCTGCCGACCGCGGAGACCGTCAAGATGTTGTTGGCGATCGAGCCGGTCACGCTGGCGGTGCTGGCGGCAATAGCGCCGGTCACGCTGGCCGAACTTCCCGCGCCAGCCGCAGCGAATGACGCCAAGCCGTTGCTGTAACTGGCGAAAGCGTTCATGCCGGGGCGGGCTTCGGTGGTGCCGTTGTTCACGATCCAATAGTCGCCGCCGCTGTGCAGTGTGCATTGGAACCCGGTCGGGATCGTCATGCCGTATTCGGTCAGATAGGTGGTTATCAGACCCTGCATGTTGCGCGGCACGAACCCGGCCACCGGCCCGGAGCCGAAGTTGTTGGCGATTATCGGCGCGCCGTTCACGTCGAGCGGCTGGGTGATCCAGGCGAACGCACCGATCGTCAGACCGTTCGGGCCGGCGATCAAGCCGCCAGGTCCGGCATCCACCGAATACCAGAGGTTTGCCGAGGCGAAGTCGCCGGCGACCGCGGGGGCGGGCTGGACGTTGACCTGGCGCTGAAAGTTGTCGGTCACTGCTCGCGCTCCTTAGTTCGCCGAGGCGACAAACGCGCCCCAGCGGCTGTTGAACCCGGCTGCGGCCGAGGCGTCCGCGGCCATCTCGCTCGGCCGATTGCTGCGCGCGCCGGGCTTCGGCTGCGCCATCAGGATGTGTTTCAGCGCGGCGCCGGGAACGTCCTTGACATCGGGCACACCCAGCGTTGTCAGGGCCATCCGGTAGACCCCCTCGGCGCTGTCCTGCGCAATGTTCAGCTCGCCGACCCACTGCGCAGCAAACCGCTCGGCCTCGCGCACCGCGTTCAGGCGAGCGATGGTAGCGGTCTCGGCCTGACGCGCGGCTGCAGACGAAGCGACCGCAATCGCCGCGTCCATGGCCTGCTTGCTGACAGTCTCGCTCGGGGGCTTGGGCGTGCCGGGCGTCGGTGGCGGATCGTCCATCGCGGCCGGAGGCGCGGCCTTGCACAACGCCTCGATCTCGTCGTCGGACATGCCCTTGGCTTTCAGGGCGGCTTTCAGTCGCGTGATGGTCTCGCCGTCGTCGTCCATATTCATGTCCGGATCGTCATCCACCGCGGCGGCGGGATCGGCGACCTCGTCCGTGATGCTGTCGAGCTGGTCCAGCATCTCGATCACGTCGGCAATGTCGGCGTCCTGGGCGAGCTTGCCCTTCACGGCTGCGTCGAGTGCCGTCTTGATTTTCGGCTTGTGCGAGATCCAGTTCTTTGCATCGACGCCTTTCAGCATCGCGGCCAGATCGACCTTCGCGTCGGCCGCCATCTTCGGGTTCAAATAAACCGCCAGTGCCCCCATCGCGAGAGCGGCTTTGCGGGACAGTGGACGGGATGCCATGTGGGTCTTGTCCTTTCGATGGCAGGCTTGGAATCGCCGATAACAACGTCAGGGCCGGCGCGCCCTTCTGAGACGATTGCGACGTGATTGCCGCGGATATTGATCATCCGGCCGTCGTATCGCTGGCCGTTGTGTTCACCGGGCGTCATGTCCGCGTCGTAGCGATACGCAGCGGAAAGCTGGCGTTGTTCGCCGCTTTCAACTGCACCGATCGCATCGCCGTCCCAGATCACCAACTCGGCTTTAAGGTAGGGTGCTTCCCAACGGACGTTGTTGATTGAGCCTACGGTCAGCTCGTGGTCATGGTCCTGTGCAGTCTGCGGCTTGTGGACGATCAAGAGCGGCTTAGCGTTGAAGCTCGGGGCGGCTTTCTCTAGCTCAGCAGGATCGCGCAGAAGTTGATACATCCGCGCAGGATCGAGGCCGAGGCGTTCGCCATCGGGGATTTCGCGACCGTAGTAGCCGCACACATTTGCCTTGCTGATTGGCGCCACTGCGATGTGCATGTGGCCGTCTTGGTCGATCGCGCGGACGCTGGCGCGGTCTAGCGCTATGCGGTCCTGCAGCATTTCGGGCATGGTTAGCCTTTAGTCAAAACCGCTCACGATCGACTTGCTCACGCAACGGCAGTTAATTTCACGCCCCGGCCAAGTCCAGACGCCGTCGAGATACATGCCCTTAGCGATGTCGTATCGCTTGCCAGAAGCGGCGACGTGCGACGGGCGAGGATGACGGCCGGCCGTGGAGTGCAGCCATACCGCCTCGGTAATCCCTAGTTCTATCTGCCGCGCCCGCGTGATTGCTGCGGTCGCCTTCGAGTTCTGATCTCGTGCAATCAGCGCCGCACGTCGCCGCGTGACGCCGTATTGGTCCTGCAACGCCTTCGCTAGAGTTCCGATGTCGCGGCCGGTCTGCACTGACGACATGACGAGCGTTTGCACTTGTGTCATGTGCTGCTGCGCGATTGACCGGATAAGGTTCACGTTCTCCGCAACGGAAGCCTGCGCGATATCGTTGACTTCGCGGGTCATTCGGAACTTCACGCTAATGCCGGCCCGGCGCAGCGAGTCCTTCAACGCAACGTCGGATCTATCCGCAGCGGCCTTCGCGAAATACTTGGCTAGTTCCGGCGCGGCATCATCGAAACGCGATAGCCACCGTTTGCCCAGTTCGCGCATGCGCTGTTCGAGGAATCGCGCCGGACTCATTCCTGCCGATCCGTCTGGCGCGTCCTGCGCCATCTCGGGCGGTTTTCCGGAATAGGCGCGGAGCACGAAATAGCTGATCGATCTGTGCATCTCGCCCAGCAGGCGATCGAGGCGACGCTGATATTCCTGGGTTAAGCCGGCGTTTGGGTGGACAGCGGCAAGCGTCTTGGGCTTGCCGGCGGGGGAGACAATTCGTTTGGCGGCGGACACAGCACTACCCTCTGTCCGGCTCACCTTCTCCGCCGATCTCGCCGCCCGTCAGAAAGCCTAGAAACATTTCCGCAGCAGCCTTCACGGCTTCCGGGTTCTGGTTGACGCCGGCGACCTCGATTGCGGCGTCAAGCGCCTTATATCGCGCATCTCGCTCTTGCTGCGTCATTGCACCACCCGCTCTTTTACCCCAGGCTGCCGCCCAGCCGCGGCGGCCGTCAGCCGCGCCATCACGGCGTCGTCGTCTTCCTCGCCGTCCGGCAACAGCCCCTCGCCCTCCGCTTCGGAGTCCGGGTCCGGCAACGCATCCACGTCCAGCCCGTGATAAAGACTATCCTCCGCCGTCGCCAAACGCCGCCTTTCGTCCTCCGGCGACAACACCCCGGCGCCGATCGCCTCGACGGCCGCGTCTGCGTCGATCTTGCGTATTTCGGCCCGCTCTTTCGGGGACATTTCCCAAAGCGGCTCGAACCGAAAGCCGATTTCCTCGTCAATCTCTCCGAACTCGTTCAACTGGATGATACGAATGATGCGCTCCAAGTGCGCGGAGAACAGATGCTCTTGCTGCGCCGATATCCAGTCGTACCAGACGCGGATCTCGCCATCGGAAGACGCATTCAGTCCCGATGGTGTTATCCCGGTATATTTCACCAGCGGCATGCCGGCGACCGAGCAAATCTGCTCCTGCGCCTGAGCCTGCAAGTGATCCAGCGTGCCGAGCGGAGTGGAGACGTTGAAAAACTCCTCTTTCTCCTTGTCGATCACCAACAGCCCGCGGTTGTCGCGCGTGCGGTTGAACATTTCCATGCGGTTTACGAGGTCGCCACTAAACATCGCGCCGCCAAGCAACGCCATCATATCGGTCTTGATGCCGCTCACCGAAAAAGAGTGCAGCAGATCGGATACCGATTGCCTTGTGCGCAGCCAGTTGTCGATATACGGCTTCGCCATCTGCGACATTGATAGGCCGCCGAACATATACGCCGGCTTAAGCAAGTCTGGAACCTCGCGCCCGACGAACGTCAGCAAGCGCGAGCCGTGGACCTCCTTGCCCATGACGTACCAAGTCTGCGGCTTGTAGTAATCCGGCCGCAGCGGGTCGCTCGCGTTGTAGACGCCAGGGTATGTCCACATCGGATCGATGACGCGGAATCCCTTGATCTTTCCTATGGATATCTTCGCCGGCGTCAGAGCAAGTGGCTTGTTCAGCTCGTCCCGGTTATCCGTGTCGCCGGTATCGACGTAAATCTGCGATCGGCCATACAGACCGTCTTGCAGCGCTGCGAGCGTGAACACGTCCTGTATCTTGAAGCGGTCCATCGCCGCTTCGATCTTCGTGATCTTGTCGCTCTTGTCGTCGCCTGACGCCTGTATCTTAATCCACTTCCGCGTCATTTCCTTGGCGATGACGTCGGATATGCGCCGATACTCAGGGCGTTGCGACAACTCCGCGAGGTAGGGATAGCCGAGCCAGCGAATGCCGTCAGCGAGCCAAAAACCCTGATTGACGAATTGATAGGCGTCCGGAGTGTAGCTGTCCTGCGCCATCGTCGGGGCGCCTTTCGGCACCACGCCCGGCATCGGCTTCGGCAATTCGAGCGGGACAACGGACTTTGGCTTTGGACCCAGGCCAGCGAGCGCGTGTTCCGGAACGCCGAACAGACGCGGCTCGATCTTCGGTGGAGGCACCGGCGCCGGGACAGGCGCGCGGCGCCTCCACCACGTCACGGCAGTTTAGGTGCCGGGGTTCGTAACGACGGGCGCGGGCTGCGCGGCGCTGGGCGCGGCCGAGGTGACGGCGCCGGTGATCGCTGCGGCCTGCGCGTTGATGTTGGCGACGTAGTTCTCGACCTGGGACGCCGGCACGCCGGCCGCGGTTGCTTCGGCGGCGAGCGCGCTGGCCTCGTTCTGGATTTCCTGAATGCCGGCCGCAACAGCTGTGCCAAGATTGGCCAGCGCAGCCGTCATGTCGGTTTCTGCCTGGGCGGTGGTGACGGACATAATGCGTAGCTCCATGAGGATTGTTCGGCAGATAGAAAGCAACTCGGCGAGCGTAGTTTCAATCTGCATCAGAGCGCGCGGATACGGGACCACACTTCGGGCGCGCGGTGCGGCGGCGGCGCCGGGCCGGTGACGGGATCGGATTCGATCATTTCGCGGGCCAGGTCGGCAAACTCCGCGGGATTGGCGCGCGCCCAGGCGCGGACAGCGTCGATCATCAGCGTGGATGCCGAATGCACGGGGAGAATCGCGTCGAGACCGGGCATTGTTAAATCCTCGCCAATACCGACGACGGGATGCGAAACGGCGTCGCCAGACCCACCATCGAAAACGCTCGGCTCAGCGCGTCTACCTGATCGTCCTTCGCGGCGGCCGGAAATCCGGTCAGCTCGTCCAGAAAGGTCCGATTCCACGACGCTCGCACGACTGACAAATTGCCGACATTCGCCTGCGAAGCGACCGGCGCGGCGCGCGTGGACTTGTCACCCGTCTCCGGCGAACTGTCGACGCTGAACCCGGACAACAACCTGGTCAGGTATAAAATCTGTTGCTTGCCGGCCTGGCCTGGGTCCTGCGGCAAACCGATCCGCACGCCGTGCCCATCCTGCTGCGCGGTCGCGAGAATCGCGCGCTCCACGTCGTCAGGGCCGCCACGAAAGCGAACAACGTCCAGAACGACATACCGATTGTCTCCTGTCCGCTGCAGTTTTACGCCCGCCGTCCAATCAGGATCGCGCGTGCCGGTTGCGGCAGTGGCGGCGAGATCCCATGCACGAACCGTAGTGCCGCCGGCCGGCGCAGCGTCCAGCACGCCAATCTGGGCGATTTTGAACAGTGAGCCTTCAAACGGGCGCGGCTCTTGCTGATAGAGCGCATACCATTCGCGCTCGCCGACAGATCGGCGCTTGCGCTCCAAGGCTTCTTCGTCTTCCCAATCAGGCCAAAGAGCCTCGCCGGGACGCCTGCCCAGCGGGTCTTCATTGACCGCCAGCGCCGGAAGACTAAGCACGCGCCACCTGTCGGCGCCGAGGCTCATTTCCTCCAGCAGTCGCCCGCCGAGGTCGTCTTCGTGCCAGCGCGTTTGGATAAGCACGACGCGCGCTTTCGGCTTCAGGCGCGTGATGACTTCGGCTTGATACCACTTCCACACGGTCTCGCGTATGGTCGCGCTGTCGGCCTGAAGTCGGCCCTTTATCGGGTCGTCAATAACGAACAGATCAGCCCGGCGGCCAGTGATACCGCCGCCCGCGCCAGCGGCGCGATATACGCCCCGGTTGGTGGTGCGCCAGAGCTTCCGGTTGTCGTTTTCCGCCGCATAACCAAGCGTGGTCGAATGCTCGGATATTACCTTCAGCACCTTTTCGCTGAAGTCTTCTGCCATCTCGGCGCCGTAGCTTGCGCCGATAACATCCAGTCCGGCGCCCTGAGCTAAGAACCAGGGCGGAAACACGACTGACGCATAGGTGGATTTTGCCGAACCGGGCGGCATCAGAACCATCAGTCGGTCGCACGCACCGCGCGCTACGGCTTCAAGTTCGGAAATAAGCAGCCTGTGATGCCGTGCGGGCGCTTGCCCGAGCGGCGCTAGAACCTCAGTGGCGAATGCCAGTAGGCTGCGGCGACACTCCCGGCGGCGTAGCTCCTTCGCCAGAATTAGCTGCCGCTCCGCTTGCGCGCGCCAGCTCGGCCCTGAGTTCGTCGTCTGTGAGCTGTGAGACATCATCGACGTTCAGGTTGACGTTACGCGCAACGGGCTGTCCGTTGTAAATCGCGTGCAGGTGCCGAGAAGCCTGGACCTGTGTGATCTCCTGCTCGGCGCTTGTGGCAAGGCGGAACAAGTGGTCTTCGAGCTGCTGGGTCCGCTCTGCCCGAATGCGCGCGGCCTCTGCGCGGTCGCGCACCCGCTCCGGTGATGCCGGCCCCGCGATGCCGATGCGAGTCGGTGTATCTGGCGTGAAAGCGGCGGCTGGCCTATCACCGCCGCCCTTTGCCGTGCCGCCCCAACCTTCGCCACCAGCCGGAATGCCGCTGGGGACGCGCGTTGTGCTTCTGCGACCACCACGCATCACGAAAACCCCGGTTTGGCCGCGCGCGCGCGGCAAGCATCGTGTTGCCCTAGCATGGCGCGCGCCGCGAAATCTGATTGTCTGCAAAAATAGGGAGCGGAGCCTCGCGCAAGCCTCCGAACCTAGAAATTACTAATTCACAATGCAGCATGGTGCCGCAAGAACTATTTTGCGTCCCGCCCCACAATCTCCGCCGCCCGGATCGGAACAGCACGCGCAGGTCGCTCCCTGGCGAGATCCACCGCGGCGAAATACTCCAACAGCCGATCCAGCGCCGCCGCGAGATATCCAGGCGCCGCATTGCGATGAATGCCTTTCTCGCGAGCCCACACGGTGAGGTCGGCGCCGTCCAGCACAACGCGACGCACAACGCCGCCCAGGCCCCCAAGCCACGTCATCGCGCCCTCAAACAGCGCCTTCTGCTGGTTCTGGTAGCCGATCAGGGCCAGCACGCCCTCGGCTATGCCCTGCGGCACAGCGCCGTCGTGGCCGCCCTGACGGCCCCAATCCGATGCGCCCATGCCGACGCCCCGGCCGCCCTCTTCCCAGGCGTGGGCGAGGCGCTTGCAGGCCCGTTCGTGGGCCGGGGTGATGGTGGGCAGCTCGCCGCGCTCGGCACGGGCGATGCCGCGCTTGACCAGGTGAGCGATCGGATTCGAGGTCACGAATGTAACCCCCTCGCGCTGCACTCTCGGCGCACGCATCACCCCGTCGCCGCCTGGCGCCAGAACCGCTCTGCGCTGGGCGCTGGGGACGATCGCCTCGTCCCTGGCCTCCGCAGTCGCGGCGGCAGCTGCGGCGGCTTGGGCGCGCTTCTCTGTGGCTTCTCTGCGGCGATTGTCGCGCTCGGCTTGCTGGCGGATGCGGCGTTCGGCGCTCAATACACCCACCCCGGCGAAAAACAGTAGATCGTTACCGCTCCCCCACTCTCGCCATACCAGACTATGGCGTTCCCGGTCGGATTCGGACCTCCCGCCGGATCGCGCACACGGTCGGGCGGCACCGGCACCCAGCGGTC